CAATTAGTTGGATTATGGAGATTTGTCAACGGTGGTGCCCAAGAAAGGGAAAAGGACACCACTCGCATTAACAAACCAAAGAACAAGAAAGGACAAAAGTCTTTGGTTATTTAAGATGTAACTTAAATACGTTACCTTGTCTACCCTTTTTAATAATTTTTTTTACCTTTTCGTTTTTAACTGCTTTTCTAGTTTTAGTAATTAAGTTAATAAGTTCAAAACCATCATCAGACATTTCAAAGGTATGGCCTACAAACATCATAGTCATAATAGATGTTACTTTAGTGTAATCTTTAAGATCTAATGTACGAGCCAAAATTTCAAGGGATTCATTTAGCTGGCCTCTCATGTCTTTAGCTCTACTACTCATATCATTTCCCTTCCATCAGTTGTTTTAGCAACTTTAGTTATTTCTTTTTCACGTAACTTACTCTGTAGGTATTCTTTTTGTTTAGTTAACGCATCATTCTTTACAACCAATACATCTACTTCATCATTTAATTTTTTAATAATTCCATTCAATTCTTTAACAAGTTTTGATTCTAGAATTAAATTTGCTGTACCGTAACACTTATGATTGTTGTTTAATATAGTTTCTAATCGTTCTTTATCTATCATATTATTTTCCTGTTCTTATATAATGTTCTTTTCGTCTTATTTTCTTTCTTTCCTTATACACATCTCTTTTATTCATAACATCATCATTTAAATATCTATACCAAGTTTTAGTGTTTTTAAAAAAGTTATCAAATACTAAAATAAACCCACTTAACTCTTTCCAATTTAAATCATATGACTCGTTTTTTGTATTATAATTTAAACGACTTTTAAATTTACGGATCCAACGTTTCTCATAATGTTGTCTTATTCTTGAATCTTTTGATTTACAATTTATGATTCTAAAATAATCAAACACAGGACCAATACCTTTAGCTCTTTTATTATTTTGATAAGCCCTAGAGTAATGATCTAGTATTCTAGACATTGGAAATTTACTTTCACCGATGTAAGATAATTTTTTATCTTTATCGAATAAAAAATAAACACCAGGCTCATTAGCCTTAATAAAGTTAATGCCTTGTGAATGTTTAAGATTATGTATTTTACGTATTAGCATTCTTATGCAACAGTTCCTTTTTAAATGTCTCAATAGGTTTCTTTGCTTTCTTTGCTTGAAACACTACATAGTCATTTACTAATTTAGAAATCATCCTTGCTGGGTTTCTTTCTTTCATAGTGCAGAGGGCCGTTAGCATTGTGTGAGTTTCTTTTTTAACTGCAACACTTTTCCATTTATTTATATCCATAGTTTCTCCTAATTTATTGTTATTTTTTTATCAGTTTGTACAGGTATTAATTTTCCATCTTCTTTAGCAAATAAAGAATTAGGATAGTCTTCGTTTAATATTTTCTTCATCATGGCTCTTACAAATTCTAACTCAGCATCCATGTCACTATGTTTTAAAGTATATTTTTTTAATCTGTCTTTAATGACATACCACATAAGACCAAACAACATTGTCTCTGTCATTCCTGGAGGAGCTCCCTCTTGGTAAGCATCATTTAGTTTATCTGATCGGTTCATAAACTTAGTTAAAGCTTTTTGCCAATCGGATTGTAGTTTTTCAAACTCCTTGTCTAATTTTTGTTCACTCATTAAAATGATACTCCAAACATAAATGCAATTAAAGCTACAATAGAGCCTAATACAAAATTAGGAAAAGCTAAAATAAAAACAAAAATTAAACCTAAATATATACCTGTCATTTTTTATCTCCTTTTATTATATGTTTTATTATAGTTGTGTAAGGATTTGGTTGTAAATCTTTAGTACACGCACTCAATAATAATATTAAAACTATTAATTTAATCAATTAATTAGTCCCTTTCATTTTTGCAAAGTATTCGTCTAAATGAATCTTCTCTGCTTTTTCCCGTGATCCAACTTCAGATAAAATTAAATGATCTGCCATTTGAAAGTTAATAGGGTAGGTGGCCATGTTATGTCCTCCAATTTTCATTCCCATTAACCTATCTCTAGCGTTAATCCATTCATCATCATTGTATTGTAAGGGCTCACCACCAATTGTTTTGGAATGTACTTTTGACAATACATCATCTATTTTTGTTACAAAACTTTTAAAGCATAAACTTTTACTTTTAAACATTGTCCTCCTATGTTATAATTGCGTATCTCTTGTATATAAGAGGTATTTAATATAAGGTCAACCCCTAATGATAAAAACTTTTATTATATTTGGAATGATGTGTTTCATTGATCCTAAAATAGAAGATAAATTTGAACAATGTTTTAATATCTTAGAACAACCTTTTATTTATTACAAAGGTGAAGAAAACTGTTTAATTGCAGTCAAAAGAAAAAGTAAAGTTCTACGTGAAATATACACAAAAAAAGGTTTGACAATTACACAAGGACGCTTAAAGTGTCTGGAAGTCAACCCTAACGTAAATACTTGATTTATCAACAAAAAAAGGCTATTATTATCTTATGAAATTATATCGTGTCCAAGCTCGTCACTTAGGAGCCTATATAGATCATCAAGTCAGTTGTGACACTGAAGAGCAAGTGATACCTAATTTCATAAATGAATTAAACACGGGTAAAGTTAAAATTGAAGAAGAAACTTTAACTCAACCAAAACTGTGTTTAGTAACTTATGAGGAGTTAAATGATGGAATCAAAACAAGCACTACTAGCTAGAAAAATTAGCTTAGAATCTTCTTGGAACCAAGCTTATTTAGAAGAAGGTAAAGTAACTAACGCTATGCAAGAAACATCTCAAGAAATTAAAACAATTGTTAAAGAATTAATTGCTAGAGATATGCAAGCTGTTACTTCGAATAATAAAGATTTCGAAACGCATTTATTTGCTGGTTAAACATAATCGATATAAGGGTGAGTCTCTGAGACTTTAAACCAATGTATCTTCCCGTTCTTCCATTGCTTTGCAGTTTTATAACAAACTCTGCAGAGAAAGATATTCTTGTCTCCTGTTTTCTTAAAAACAGTATCAGCTTTACAGTGAGGGCATTGACCTACCATTAAAGTAGGATCTTTTGGATCTATCGGTTTCTCTCCCATTACGTTGCCTCTCCCCAGTTGTCCCCCAATGCTATATCAACTTTAGAAGGAACTTTCATTGGCACATCATCTAAACAATGTTCCATTTTATTTTTAATAGTTTTAACATCTGCATCTCCACCTATATTAAAACATAATTCATCATGTATTTGTAGCAGTGGCCGGTGGCCTTCCTCGTAACATTCAATGATTGCTTGTTTAGTCTGATCTGCTGCGCTACCTTGAATCAGTTTATTTAAAGCCTTGTATGTTCCTGCACGTTTTAATTGATGCATTTCGTATTTAGAGAAAGCTTCCTGCTCTGTCATTGCTTGGAATACACCCCAAGCTTTAGGCTCCCACATATTAAATCTACAATGTCTGCCTCTTATAGTTACAACACCCCCCTTTTTATCTGCAACTGACATACATTTATTTGCTAACTGTTTTACAAAAGGTACCTTCGCATTATATTCTTTTAACAATTGTTTAGCACTCTCCGTATCAATTCCAAGTTCACGAGATAGTTTCGCTGCACCCATACCATAAAATAATCCAAGGTTAATTGTCTTAGCTTGTGATCTTGGTATGTCGGCCATGTCTGCTACTACTTGGTGGAAGTCTGCATCTTCATTTTGATATGCTTTAATTAGTTCATAGCTTCCTTCAAATCCAGAATCTACACTTGATGCATAGTGGACTACTAATCTTGGTTCTTGTTGTGAATAATCAAATGATCCCCATTGCTTTTCTTTGTCGGGTAAGAATAATGATCTAATTTGTTTTCCAAACTCTTTGTTTCTTGCAGGTACCTGCTGAAGATTAGGGTTAGACATTGAAAGTCTTCCCGTTACTGTTCCACCATTATCAGATCTTAGTTGATTAATTTCTGCATGTATTCTTCCCTTGTGTTCGAATTTAAATATAGAGTCTATAAAAGTTGAATGAAACTTATTCATCTCTCTTGCTTCTCTAACAAGTTTAGCTAATGGGTGAGTACAGTTGTGTAACCAGTTAGTAGTAAAGCTTGGTGCCTTAGTTTTTTCTGTTCTATCATAAGGTACTTTCATTGAATCGAAGGCTTTAGCCACAGATGTTGCAGCCCATAATTCTACGTCAATTCCCGTTAAACCCTTGATTTCATGCAGTTTTTTCTTCTCTTCTAAAACAAAAGTTTTCTTCATTACTTCAGCTTTATTCATATCCATTCTTATTCCGTGCTCACGCATTTCTATTAAAATAGGTAATAACTTTGTTTCCATTTCAAAAATAGAGGATAGATTTTTTAATTTAATTTCTGTTTCAAATTTTCTCCACAGTTTTAAAGTTAGTTCAGCATCTTGTTCTGCATATTCTCCTACAAATGATGGAGGTAGTTTCCATAAATCTGCTTTAGCATCTAGTCCCCACTCTTCTGCTTTCTCTCTTAATTTTACTTCTGATTTTATTTCACCAAGATATTCTGCAGACAATGCGTTCAAAGAATAACCTCTTCTGTTCTCATCAATGATTGCTCCTGCAAGCATAGTATCTATAATTTTTCCATTTGTTTTTATCCCTGAAGCTCTACACCAACCAATATCGTATGAAGCATTGTGACAAATTTTATCCGCATCTGATGCCATTACTTTTTGAAACCATTTCATAGTCATGTTCGGATCTAAATTATCTCCTCTTTCATGAGCTATAGGAAAGTATCCTTTGAATCCATCTGTTGCTACTGCTATACCAACGATCTCTCCATCTTTAGTCGGCCATCCTGGTCCTGTCTTTTTAATATTAGGATCTCTAGTCTCTAAATCTATTGCTATCGTAGAACGATCGCTTAGATCTGGGTAGCTAGTGGGCGGTGTCCAGTCACTATCAGTCGTTGTAAATGTAAGTTCAGTAGTCATTACTTCTCTCCTCTTTTAGTTCGTTTACCATATAATTTTTGCCATGACCAACTCGTTAAGTAAGTTGAGTAATGATATATCCGTTCAAGTATGTATCTTCTCATTTTTTCTTTCTCTGTTTATTTTTTCTACCCATATACCAATCTCCAGGTTCGTAATCCCATTTTTTACCATGGTGGCCCCTAATATCAGCATAAAGCATTCTAAGTTTAACGATTATTTTTCTTACTCTTCGGATCATCTTTTAATTTTAATTTTTCTAGTTCACAGTAATGTATAATTTTATCAAGGTCTTGTTCTGCTGTTCCTTTAAATAAATATCTGCAAACATATTTTACCACACATCCCTGAAAAAATGATAGATTGTTTTTTGAAATAAATTCATAAGGTTGTATTTTAAAATTATCTTTATAATGAGATCCACCTACCTGCCTACCTTGTGGAAACGTTTCGTCAAACATATCTTTATTACTCATTTATACTCCTTTTATAGTTAGAAAATATTTTACCCATAGGAAAATAAAATTCATGATTTGTTGCTAGTAAATGAAGTGTCTTTTTAGCACGAGTCACTCCTGTATACCAGACTCGGGCTTCAGCCATTTTATCATTACCATTCTTACTATTAAAATGAGATGGCCAATTAGACTTCTCATATATAATAACATTGTCTGCTTCTCCTCCTTTAACGGAGTGAATAGTGTCAATAATAATGTTAGCTTTGTCATCAAGTTCTACATTGTTTTTTAACATAGTTTCAAAATAATCCAAGTCCTTTATAGTAAATTTACGGTTTAGTACTTCCCACCAATTGTTGTTAGGTGT